ACGGAAACACTTTTCATATTGATATATATTATGAAGAAATTAACTATAAAGGGGAAATGGAAAGAGTAAGTCATAGTGTTACATTTACCAAACAAAATAAATGCGATGAATATTTTAACGATGTAGCAAAACAAATTTCTAACATTAATAAAGATTAACCTTAAAAAATAGAAAAATGAAAACACCACATTTAGATATTGAAATTAACAACTTAGAGAATTTAAGTTTAACTAAAAATTTAACAGGTTTAGCTAAAGATGCACTTAAAGAATACAAAGCTATAAAGGAATTTATTAAAGGTAATCTACAAAAAGAAACTAATAAAAGATACTTTATAGTTTCTTATTCAGGCAAAATTAATTCAAACATTTTTGTAGGTTTTGCCGATATTTCGACAGACGGATGTTTTTTAAATCTTAAAACAACAGTTAGACATATAAAAGAACAACAAGGATTAAAAGAATGCGTTATTACTAATATAATGGAAATAAGCGAACAAGATTTTAACGACTGGATTAATTAACCTTAAAAACAAATAAAATGAAAACACCGTATTTAGATGAAGAAATAAAATCATTAGAAGAAACCTTAAATAATGGGTTAATTCATCAAGGGTCAAAGGTTTTATATGTAAATGAACTACACGAATACAAAGCCATAAAAAAACAACTTGAAAACAATCTAATAGTTTCAACACCTGAGAACCCTGTTTGGGTGGTGGATGAAACAGGCAAAAAGCGTATATTGTTGGCTGATTTTGGGGCGCAAACAAGATACAGATATTTTCTTATTCATGAAATGTATACAGAATATTATCTAAAAGGTTATGATTTTGATTGGACTTGTTCCGAAAAAATAACCCCCTACACCGAAAAAGTAAGTATAGAAGTTACCCAAGATGAAGCTGTTAAAGTTGAGGAATTTTTAAAAGGATTGAGGAATGAAACTAAGTAAAGTACAACCCGAGATTAGAAGAGGACTTTAATAAATGTAGGTTATGATAGTGCTATATTACATTTTATTCAAGATATTTGTTACTTATTTAGAGGTATTAGATTTTTTCAAAAAATATTTATAACTTTGTATCTCATGTTTTAATTGTTTAAGCTCGGGGACTTATGCGCCCCAGCTTTTCTTTTAAAACCAAAATAAAAAACATGAAAAAAACATTAATTTTTTTGGCTAAAATATTACTATTCCTGATTTGGTTTAGCGATAGGGCAGTGCACCTTATTTTACCACACCGAGAACACCCAAAGTTTAACGATTGGTTTAAAGTCTGGAATACTGTTAAATATAGCTTTATAAGGTTAATTATTATTGGAATTATAATTTTTATATTTGTATGAAAACCGAAATGGTAAAAATATCGGAGGTTAAAAACAATCCGAACAACCCAAGAGTAATAAAGGACGATAAATTTCAAAAACTTGTAAGGAGTATTAAAGAGTTTCCGAAAATGCTTGAAATTCGCCCAATAGTTGTTAATGCTGATATGATTGTGTTGGGTGGAAATATGCGTTTAAAAGCCTGTATTGAAGCAGGATTAAAACAAGTGCCGATAATCAAAGCGGATGACCTTACAGAGGATGAACAAAGGCAATTTATAATCAAAGACAATGTAAGTGGCGGAGAATGGGATTGGGAAATGTTGGCGAACGAATGGGACACTGAGAAGCTGGAGGAGTGGGGTTTGGATGTGCCCGATTTTGAAGCAGACCAAGTACTAGAAGCCGAAGAAGATGATTTTGATACAACACCTCCCGAAGAACCTAAAACGGTCTTAGGTGATTTGTATGAGATAGGAGAACACAGATTATTGTGTGGAGATAGTACTTGTTCAGATGCAGTTGCTAAGTTAATGAATGGAAGTAAAGCTGATATGGTATTTACCGACCCGCCTTATGGAATTGATTATAGCGGAGGCAGAACACAAGTATTTGAGACTAAAACTTATGGTAAATTAATGAATGATGATTTAAAAGGAGTTGAATTAGGTGAGTTAATTTCAAACGTGTTTTTATTTAACAAACAAGAAGCGGATGTTTACATTTGTGTTTCTCCTAAAATGCAAAAACCTTTTTTAGACTTTATTGAAAATTCAAATAAAACTATTGATGCAGTAATTGTGTGGGATAAAAAACAACCAGGATTAGGTTATATGTCTTATAGAAGACAATGTGAATTTATTCTATTTGTAAAAGGTGGTAACTTTAAAAAAGGAGATACAAGTGATTTTGATTTATGGTCAATAAGTAGAGATAATGGTCAAGATTATGTACACGGAACTCAAAAACCTATTGCAGTGCCTTCAAGAGCAATAAACAACTCAAGTAAAAAAGACGATTTAGTTTTAGATTACTTTGGTGGTAGTGGCTCAACAATGGTAGCTTCACACCAACTTAAACGCAAATGTTACGGAATGGAATTAGACCCGAAGTACTGCGATGTAATAGTAAAGCGAATGATTACTTTAGACCCTAGTTTAACGATTAAAAGAAACGGAGTTGATGTAACTAAAGAATGGAAGTAATGGCATACGATAAACAAAAGATATTCGAACAAGCAAAGGAAATGATAGTTAAACATAAACTATTTTTTATTGAAGATATTGTAGCTTTTTTACCATGTGATAAAACGACTTTTTATAGATTTTTCGATATTAATTCCAACGAATACAACGAGCTAAAAGAATTATTAGAAACAAATCGTACTGAGTTAAAAGTGTCTATGCGTTCAAAATGGTACAAATCAAATAGCCCAGCTTTGCAAATGGCTTTAATGAAGTTGATAGGAAATCAAGAAGAATTAAGGAGGTTGTCAATGCAACATATCGAACAAAAACAAACCAACATTGATTTATCTGGGTTAACTACTGATGAAATTAAGAATTTGCTAAATGAATAAAAAAGAAGCAATAAAGGAACTATTAAGGGCGGAACTCTCAAGAAGAAATTTTTGGGAGTTTTGTTTATTTTACGATAGGGAATTTTTCCAAAAACGACCATTTTTAAAAAATGTTGCTGATGCTTTCCAGTTAATTGAAGAGGGTAAAATAAACAGCTTATCCGTATCAATGCCACCGAGAGCGGGTAAGTCCTACATAACGACTTTGTTTAGTGCATGGAGTATTGGAAAAACACCGCAAGAAAGTGTAATGCGTAACACCTGTACAGCTACTTTATACCTTAAATTCAGTTACGATGTTCGAAACGTAGTGAAAACCGAGAAATTTCAAAAGGTATTCCCAAATGTTAAACTATCCGATGACAAAGCAAATCTGCAAGGGTGGAACACAAATCAATCTAAACAAGTTGGATACTTTGGTGCTGGTGTTGGTGGAACTATTATCGGATTTGGAGCTACCAAGTTAGCAATTACCGATGACCTTTACAGAGGTTTAGAGGATGCTTTAAGTGATACCACCAACGATAAAATACTACAATGGAAGGAAGCCACACACGACAGCCGTTTGGAGCGTACTTGTAGCCGTATTGATATTGGTACACGTTGGAGTATTAAAGACGTTATCGGGCAAAATATGGAAGAAAACAGGTATGATTTAAGCATCGTTATCCCAGCATTAGATAGTGAGGGTAAATCGTTCTGTGAGGACGTTATGAGCACCGAGCAATATGAAGAGATAAGGGGGCGAATTAATCCCGATATTTGGAGCGCTGAATATATGCAAGAGCCAGTTGATTTAAAGGGTAGGTTATTTAGTGGACTTAACAAAGTTCAAACTATTGATAAAACAAAGATAGAGGGCTATGTTGGTTATATTGATGTATCAGACCAAGGAGCTGACTTTACAGCAATGGCAATAGGTGGAATTATCGGCAACCAAGTGTATATTGTTGATTACGTATTTACCCAAGCAAACACCGATGTTACGCTTCCTTTGTGTGCTCAAAAGTTAAATGATTGGGGTGTAAAATATTGCCGTGTTGAAAGTAACAATATGGGGGCTATGTTTAGCCGACAATTGCAGAAATTAACTAAAACGCAAATATTACAAGTTAATAACACTACCAATAAGATTACACGTATTATAATGGAGAGTGCCTTTATCATTAACTCCTTTCATTTCTTAGAGGTTAATAGTATAGATTACCACCAATTTATAAATAATGTAGAGAGCTTTAGTAAAGAGGGTAAAAATAAACACGACGATGCGCCCGACTGTTTGTCGGGATTAGCAACATTCGTACGTGGATTATTTCCTAGAAACTTTTTTTAAACTTGTTGAGGTGGTTTAACCTCAATGCTCGATATAATTGCACTCGATTGCTCTCTTGATATACCAAACGAAATAATTAAAATCTCGATAGCAGATTGAGGGGTTAAAATACCAGTTGATACCGCACTTGCAACTTCAACCATTGAAGTAACTTGCGCACCGTTTAATGCTTGTACAACTCTTTCTTGTTCTTCCTTAACTGGGTAACCCAACTCTAATCGGGCTTCACTTGTATCAATTATTCCTTTTTCCACTAAACTAATTATTTCTGTTGATTTTGTATTCATATCATCCTGCAACACCGCAATGTGGCTAAAATCAGGTTTTAAATATAAACCTTGCGTAGTTAATCCTAACTGCTGGCTGATTGTTGCGTACATTTGTTCCGTTTCAGGAATAATAGTATCTTGGTAAGCCATGCGCATACCTTGTTGAACGTTGCTCATAATACTATCATTTGCGTTTGAAAACACGTATTTGTTTAATCCATAAGCATCAATTAAAGCCATTTTATCCTCGTTCAACTCCTCGAATAACATTAAATCCCTAGTAGGGTAGGACATAGGTGTCCATTGGATGTCTGCTTCTGTAAGCACTAATTTATCTTTATTTCGGCTTACCCAATCTTTGCGAATTTCGTCTTTTTCCTCGGTTGTCATTGGGATTGTTCCACCCATATCACTTTTTTTGCTTGATAAAATACCGATTGCACCCATATTTTCAAGTATAACATTACGCTTGTTGTAGGTTGCCATGATATTGGATAGTGGATATTTCAATGTATCAATCCTATTTATCGAATTAATTAAATTAATACCGTCGGGGGTGTTCATATACACCATATCTTGTAATTCGATTTTTTCCATTTTTTGGCTATCATACCAAAATTCAAAATTCTTAATCAATCCATCTTTATCGATTTGATTTAGGAATTTTCCAGTACCAACGATCTTTACTTGATTAGCTGGTAAAGGCATAATTAAATTACGAATATCAAAGCTTCTTTTCGGGCAATAAGCAAATGAATTATTAAATAAGCCATCGTTTACAGCCAACGAATATACAACATCCGACCAGCTTTGTGTGGGATTTGGATTGTTGATTAAGTCCAACATCCAATGGCTTTCAATAATGTTGCCCTCTTTGTCGCAAAGTACTGGTTTACCACTACTCATCATAATAGCACGTTTATTAATTACTGCCCTTAGCTCGGGAATAGTGATGTATAAATCGTATGGTTTATTTGTGTCTACCCATTGTGGCTTAGTATTCCCCCAAAATTGGTTAGTTGTTCGTTGTATCATTTTCAACAAGTTATCATTCTTACCACTTGTTGCGCCAAAAACCGAAGTCCAAAAATTATTATTCATATTTTTTTTTAATGTTTTGGTAAAATTACGTATTTTTACGTAAATTTGCGTATAAAACCGTATTTAATGAATAAAAATTTTACTCAATACAAGACTAAAAGCATAACTGAGATTAAAGATTTATCACTCGGTAAGCGTGAAGTTGCTATGTATTTAAGCAAATTCGGGGTGTTAGATAGTGATAACGATATTATCATTAAGGGTGCGTTTAAGCGTAGTTTGTTAGATAGGGGTGTGGATAGTGCTAGTAATAGAAAGATAGCCTTTTTACGTTACCATGATTGGCAACATCAAATCGGTAAGTTTATTCGATTAGAAGAAGATGATTTAGGTTTATTTGCGGTAGGTAAATTATCAACATCAACTAAGGGCGAGGACGCTTTAAGAGATTACGAAGAGGAAATAATTAAGGAGCACTCTATAGGTTATCAATATTTAACCGACCAAATCCGTAAAGTAGGCGACAATTTTGAAATATTCGAGGTTAAGTTATTTGAGGGTTCTGCGGTAACCTTTGCAGCGTGTCAAGAAACCGAAGTATTAGCAATTGGAAAAAGTGAAAATAAAATCCAATTGGTTGAAAAATACGCTAAAGAAATTGAAATTGTTACAAAATCATTAATAAATGGTAAAGGCACAGATGAGCGCCTTTATAATTTGGAAATGAAATTAAAATACTTAAATTCTCGATTAGTTGACCTTGCAATGATGCCGACAGTTACAAGTCCCAAAGCTGAAAGCACCGAGCAAGTTAATGTAAAATCACAATTTAACTGGGACAAATTAAATAATTTATTGTAAAACTTAAAAATTAAAAAAAAATGCAAGAAAATGAATTAACACCCGAGCAAGTGGTGGCAAAATTTGAAGCGAAAATCGGCGAAGCGACTAAGGGATTAGTTGGTGTGGCCGAAATGGACGCGGTTAAATCGCAATTATTAGCGGTTAAAGAATTAACTGAAAAAAACAGTGGTTCGAATGAATTAAAAGCTAAATTTGTAGAGCTTGAAAGTTCTGTTTTAGCACTTAAAGAGGTTGCTAAAAACGCACCGCAAAAAGCTAAAACTTTAGCTGGTATTTTATCCGAAAAATCGGCAGAAATTAAGGAAGTTTTAAAATCAAACAAAAAATTTGAGTTAGAAATTAAAGCTCAACAAGACCCATCGGATATTGGTACTCGTACTGATTACGCTACATTCTTACCAAACACAGTGTTTAAACCTGTAAGAGCTACAAGAATTATCGATTTATTCCGTAGAGTTCCTGTTTCAACTGAATATGTTAAATACCGTGAAGAAAACGTAGTTACTAGAGATGCGAAAGTGGTTGTGGCTTGTGCTACTTCAACAAGTAACACTAAAAAAACTTGGGTTACTAGAACGGTACAAATCCAGAAAATCCGCGACTTCGTTGATGTATGTTTAGACATGATTGATGATTATGCTTTCGTAGCTTCAGAAGTTGAGCAATTAGTTAACCAATCTGTAAAATTAAAAGAAGATAGCGAAATTTTATTGGGTGCTGGTAATATTTTATCTGTTGATGCTATTGCTTCCGAGTTTGACCCAGCTAACGTTTTAGCACCTTACACAGGAGCTTTTGCAAGTGCGACTTTAGCAGAATTAACTGCGGCAATGAAAGCACAAATCTACACTTTTGGGCAAGAAAACAGCTGGAACGCTGACACTATCGTTATGAATTACAACGATTATGTTAAATTTATGCACCAAAAGAATGTAGACGGCGATTATTTGTTACCAAACTTTGTGATGAGTGGCGACGGTATCTTGAATGGTATGCGTATCGTAACAAGCCCATTAGTAACTGCTAACACTTTATACGTGTTTGATAGTTCAAAAGGTGAAATTTTGGATAGACAGGGCGCAACTTTAGAAATGTCTTACGAAAACAACGATAATTTCGAGCACGAAATTGTTACATTGAAAGTTGTTGAGCGTATACAATTCCACGTAGCGCAAATCAACCAAGATGCTTTCATGAAGTGTACGGACATTGCACAAGCTTTAGAGGATATTACAGCTGTTTAATCAATAAAGCCATGAAGAAAGTAAAACTGATTAGAGATTATAACGGTAAGAAGAAAGGCGATGTTATCGAGGTAACGGAGCAACAATCTTACTTTATGCTTATGAACTCAATAGCTGTTTTGTCGGAATGTGGCGCAAATTGTGAAGAAGAGTGTAAGGAGTGCAAAAGCACGAAAAAGAAAAAATCAACTGCAAAAATTAACACCCCCTCTGTAATTGAGGGGGTTTAATAAACTAAGAAATGAGCCTACTAAATATCACGTTTAACGACTTCGGGAAGGGTAAATATGAGCTTCATAAGGGAATGTATGAGAGCACTAAAATACAGGCTTATATTGATAAATACGAGCGTCAATATCTTGTAAAGTTATTGGGTGCTGAATTATTTAAAGATTTTGTTGCTGATTTGGTTGCTGGTGTTCCTCAGGATGCTAGGTATTTAGCCATATTTGAAGCCTTTGAATACGATGATGTTAATTGTACGGTTTACATTTCAGAGGGTATGCTGGATATGATTAAAGGATTTATTTATTTTCAGTATCTAAAGGATTTAACAAATACGGTCGCTGTTAGTGGAAATGTTCGACAAATGGGCGAAAATTCTGAGAATGTAAGCACTTTAAACAGTATGATTTATACAAGGTATAATGAAGCTGTAAAAACTTACAAAACAATACAGAAATTTATTTGTGATAATTCAAAAGATTACTTGAAATTTAACGGTGTTAAGGTATCTTACGCAAACTGGATATAATGGAAGCAAGTGAGTATGTACGTGATTTAGTCGAAGCAATGAACAATAGTGTTAATGGAAGTTATGACCCCATTACAAAACACTTTATAACTTGCAATACTAAATGGGCGCGTGTTGGAAAACTTGTTAAAGATAGTGAGGAAAACGAATATTTGATTAAGGATGTTAATACGGATAATTACGTAGAATTACAAGCCTTAATAAATGGCAACGAGCCAACAGATGTTATTTACCTATCTAATCCTTTTTTCATTACAGGAACGAAGATTGCAACGAACAACGAATGGACAATGGTTAGTCCTGATTTAAGCGAAAAACTACCTTTAATTTGGTTATTGGAAGTTATAAGCGAAACAGGTTATGGTAAAGGTTCGGCAATTGAAAAGGATATGCAATTAAGATTGTTTTTCCTAGATGAAACAGACCCGAGCCAGTACTATACCAAAGACCACCGCGAACAAGTTGTTAAACCAATGCAAAAGTTAATGGATGAATTTTTAAGAGTTATCGAGCAAAACCGAAAATACAAAACAGTTGAGAATTTCACTTACAAAACTTTTTCAAGATTTGGTGTTGAAAACGATAAAGGAGTGTTGCAAAACGTATTAGATGCAAATTTATCGGGAGTTGCATTAGAGTTAAATTTATCCCGATATAAAGAGAATTGTAAATGTTAAAAAATAAATAAAATGACAGGATGTAATTGTAACGTTGGTTTATCCAACACAGGAAGACCGAATTGTGTGCCTATTTTTGGTATCACTTCGAGCTTAATTTTAGTGCCTATCTTCGATAATGAGGGCGTAAAAAATGGTATTAATTTATCTACTACTTTGCCAACATGGGCAAACTTAGTAAATCAAGCAGACGCGTCAAAGCGTTGGTTTCCTTTGCCTGAGTTTGAAAATGTAGAATTACCAAAAGCAGATAGCCAGTTTGAAGAAGCTAACAGCGGTAGAATGGTATTTTTACGTCAAGGTAAAAGGTCGTTTTCGGGCGAATTATGGGCGGATGATAGCACACCAACTTTATTGGGTAAATTACAAAATTCAAGATGTGTTGATTTTGGGGTTTACGTAGTAGATGTAAATGGTAATTTAATCGGCTCACAAGTAGGCGGTTATTTATACCCTATTCCTGTAGACAACCAAAGCTTTGACCCTAAATTTGCCTTTGCTACGGATAGCACAACACAAAAAATCATGTTAGGTTTTGACTTTGACAGATTATTTGATGAGTCAACGATGTACATGATTTCAGTTGAAGAAGCTGGAATTGATTTCACTACTTTAGAAGGCTTAAAGGATGTAAATTTAATCGGTTTAGCGTCAACTACTACTGTGGCAACTTTTAGTGCGAAATTAGATTATGGTACTGCTGTAAACAAGATTAAGTACGTAGGAGCGGACCAGTTAGCTGATTGGAGTATTACGAACGTAACGGATAACGATACTTTTGCGCCTGATAGCGTTACTGAAACGCCAGACGGTACTTATTCGTTAAACTTTGCGACAAACCCAGCTACGTCAGGCGATGTTATCAAAGTAAGCGTTTCTAAAAACGGTTTTTCGGGTAGTGCAACGGTAACAGTATAATGAAGCTAGGACGTACCACTTTTGATATTGAAAAATTAAAAGGTATAGATTTGGAGGTTGCTATTAGTAACCTCCATAATGTACCCGAAAAATTTGTGAAAAAAGCATGGGAAAAAGCAAACCCAAAAACACAAATAAAAAAAACACGAAAAACCAAATAAGAGAGGGGGCAAAATGCTCCCTTTTTTTTGTACATTTGTAAGTATTATGATTGGAAAAACTGCAATTGATTATTTTTTAAAAAACAATAACATGCTTATTGATGCCGAAGCATGGTTTGAAAGCCATGATAGAGAGGTAAAAGATATGATTATTAAGTTAATTCAAGATAAGCAATTGATTGAAAAGGGTGTTGATAGTGAGGGGCGTGTAATTGGTTATTATAGTTATTGGACAGAGATAATAAGTGAGGGCAGAAAGCAAGAGGGCGACCCTTATAATTTGGAAGATACAGGCGAATTTTTTATGAGTATGTTTATAAAAGTTTTGGCAGACGGTATAATAATTAATGCAGATTACGCAAAAATGCAAGGTCAGGATTGGTGGGATTTAAACATTTTAAATTTAACAGAGGAAAATTTAACCAAATATGTGGAAAAAATTAAAGAGAATTATATCATTTATGCCCGAAAAGTATTGGGGGTCGATTGATGAAATGCCACTTTATAACTGGATTAAATGCAACAACGGACATTTGGAGTATGTACGAAATGGAAGAGGAAATAAGGCGAATGATGTAATTAATTGGATGCGGTTGTATAACGAATATTTAGCCACTTTTGGACTAGATAAACGATATAAGAAGTATTTAGAAGTTAAACGTAAAAAAGCTTTATTACAAGCCGAATATGTAATAAAAAAAGATAGGTTTAAACTTACTGAAATTGAAATACAGGACGCAAAATTAAAGGATTTAGAGGTACATTTTGGCGACGGAAAAAGTATCGAAACAATATTAATGTATTTATCTATGCACTTAGGCTACAAATTAAACCCAAAAGAAACAACAGTTAAAGAATATTTTACAATTTTAAACGAATATGGCAAATCAAATAAAGCGTAGTGAAATAGCAGAAGAGGATTTATATAAGGAAATCCGAGAAAGTGCTGATAAGACTATTAAAATAGTTGAAACGTTAAATCTTAATTTGGAAAAAACTGCAAAAGTTTTACAAACCGAGTTAAAAAAACCGTTGGATAATACCATTGAAAGTATAGAAAAATTGCAAACCTCGAGTAAATTAATGAGTGAGGCAATGGAGCACAGCTTGAAACTTGATAAAGCCAAAGCCGATGCGGTTAAAAGCCAAATTAAGGCTGATGAAAACCTACGTAAAATAGAGCAAGAAAGGATAAAGCTGAAGAAACAGTTAACAGATGCTACGGATGAAGAGGTAAAGGCGAAAATTAAGTATCAAAAAGTAAGCGCAGAACAAAAAAAGATTTTAGCGGATGAAATAATCCTGAACGATGAAAACGCTGGAACTTTGGAAAAAGTAGCTGCGCAAAGTCGTATTTTAAGAAGAGAGCGAGAAAAATTAAATCTTGAAACTGTAGAGGGTAAAAAAAGACTAAAGGAAATTAACGACCAGTTGGATGAAAATAACGAAATTATCCGAGAAAATTCCGATGCTTTAAAGCAACAAAAATTAAATGTTGGTAATTACACCGATAGTATTAAGGAAGCAACTGGCGAACTAGGTGGATTGATTGGAGGGATTAAAGACAGTATAGACGCGCTTAAGGGACAGGTTCAACAGTTTGTTGTATTAGGTAAATCGGCTGATACAGCTGGTAAAAAAGTACGTTTATTTGGTAAGGCTTTAAAAGCGATTGGGATTGGTGCTATTATAGCCTTATTGGGTTCAATGGTTTCTGCAATGGCTGATACTAATCAAGGGGTTAGGACTATGCAAGGGCTGATGCAAAAAGCAATGGCTAGTGTTACTATGTTCGGAAATATTGCAAGTGATAAATTTGATATTTTAAAATTAAAGCTTGAAGCAATGCAATTAAAATTTGAGGAAATTTTTAACGGCTTTGGCACAACCCCACAAATTCAAGAAAGGTTAACGGCTATTGGGTTGGAAATTGAAGCAATAAACAAAAAGGAATATAAGCCAAAAGATATGATACAATCAATTAATGATGTAATTATAAAACAACAAGAATATGAGTGGCAACTAGCCAAAACAAGCGAGGAAATAGAGAGCTTAATGGGGCGAGAGGAGTTGCTAAGTGAAAGCGCTGGGGACATGACTATAAGCTTTGATAAGCAAAGAAAAGCACAAGAGTTATACAATCAAACGGTTGTAAAACGTATTGCATTGGAAAAAGAATTGTTATCTGCTAATGTTGATAACGAAGCTTACAAGGTTAGGGCAAGATTAATATCTGCTGGTTTTGATTATTCACTTCAACAAATTAAGAATTTGGAGTTTATGAATAATGAAAAAGCGTTGTTATCTGCTAATAATGAGGAAATTTTAGCTTTAAGCGAAGCTAAAACACAGTTAATTGCAAAAGATAACGAGTTGGCTAGCGCCTTAGCGAAAAACGCTATGGAGGGGCGTAATACTGCTAAGGATGATTTCGAAAAACAATTAGATTATGCTATTGATTTATTTGATGTAGAAAAAACAATCCATGAAAGGCGAATAAATATGGAGCGTACAACTTTGGCAGAGCGAAAACGATTAACAGAAGAGGTGGAAAGATTAGCCGATAGTTCGTTCGCTAATCAGGTGGAATTAGTGCAAAAATATACTAAGCAGATGATTAATTTTACTGAAATAATGAAGTCAAATGATGAAGCCGAAATCCGTTCGATGTTAAATAAATACGATTTGAATGAAACTACTTTGACGCGTATAATGGAAATTATAAAGGAGCGAAAATTAGTGGAGCAAGATTTGGCTGATTTGCAGTTGGAAAATGCTTTAAAACAAGTTGAATTAAATAAGGCAGTAGCAACTAGCATACAGGCAATTGATGAAGATAATTTGAGTTTAAGAATTGAAAAAGCAGAGCGCGAATTCGATATCGAAAAACAGCTAGAAGATAGAAAATTGATTTTACAAGATAAAACTTATGAAAATTTAAAATTACGACTTGATGAAATTAAAAAGTTGAAAATACAGCAGTTAATGGATATTGCATATTTTGAGCGCGAAACAGCGCAGCAAGAAATTATTGAGCAAGAAGAAAAAACAAAAAAATTAGAGGAAATTAACAGCAAATTAGCGAATGATATTATCCGATTGGAAAACGAAACTGCGGACAAAAAACGCGAAATTGGTTTTGAGGAATTGGACAATGAACGCGAAATAATGGAAATACGTAGAGAAATGGTTTTGAATGGTTTACAATCGTTAACAGATATAACCAACGAATTAGCCGATAAACGTATTGCCAAAATTGATGAAGAAATTGAAGCAAGTCAAAGGCGATTTGATAGTTTGCAAAGTTTGGCTGAAAGTGGAAATATTTTGGCTCGTGAAAGCATGGCGGAGGAAGCCAAATTAATGGCTGAACAAAACAGAAAACGCGAACAAGAGGAAAAAAGGAAACAACGAATACAGTTAGCGAGTAGTGTTTTACAAGCTTATGTAACCAATTCCAACAATCCACAGGTTAAAAATCCATTGCAAAAAACAATCACGGATACGGTGTTATTGACTGAATTTATTAAATCATTACCAGCCTTTTTCGATGGTACGGAAGACACAGGAAAAAACGGAAATGGTATTGATAATAAAGGCGGTTTCTTATCTGTTCTGCACCCTAATGAAAGGGTAGTAACTGCTAGGCAAAACGAATTAATCGGAGGTATGAGTAACGAAGAGTTAAGCAAATTAGCTTATAACTATCAAAACGGTATGATTAGACCGATTACAGATACTGCCTTAAGCAACGGTTTTGCTGGGGTTGAAATTTTGGCGAAAAAATTGGATAGTTTGGAGCGTACTATTGCAAATAAACCCGAGCACACTATACAAGTGGAGCAAATTATAGGCGGTGCAATGGCTATCACTAGGAATACAAAAAAAGGCAATACTAATATTTACAATCGTTATAGAGTAAGCTAATGAAACACTATTTAAATGGGGTTGAAGTAGCTCCCCGAAATGTTCTTGAAATTGGATTAATTACGGATTATACAGGCAATCCCGAAATGTTGCAAGTGGATACGGATACTATTGTTTTGCCACGTGAAGCACGAGAGATAATAATGCAACACGTAGCAACACAAGGAGTTTTCGAGGGTATTCCGTACACGTTGGAAGTTGGTAATATACAGCTTGGCTACTATGTTGATTTAACTGAAAGTTTTGCTATTCGAGATTTTGAAGTTGAAGTTAAAATAAAAAAGCGTAAAGGATTTGATAATTTCTTTGAAAACGCGGAGGGTTTAAGCTTTGAATTAATGGCAAAAAAGGGTGTTAATTTTAACTTTATTAATTTGCCTTATTTAATTATACCCGAAAATCAAGTTGAAATAGGGTTAACTTTGTCTTTGGCTATCTACTCACTTACTAGGGAAGCTATACAGGCCACAAGGGATTTAGTAAGCGCAACAGAAAAATTAATAAGAGCTGTAACGCCGAATGTGAGTTTAGTTCCTGTTCCTCCTTTAGGCGAAATTATAGCGTTAAGCGTTGCTGTAGTTGCCCAGTTAGCTTATACTTTGGCTATTTACGTTGCTTTAATCAAATTGGCAAGGCAATTACAAGAATTAATATTTCCAAAAGTTCGATATTACAAAAGTGCAACGATTAAGGAATTAATAAAAAAAGGGTGTGAGTATTTGGGTTATACTTTGGATAGCAATTTACTTAATTCATGGGATAAATTAACCATTATGCCAGTACCGTTAATTAAGGATAAACGAAGCGTATTTAATTTTATTCAAAACGATTTAAACTTTAGCTTTACAAAGGGATACCCTACTGCACAAGATACTGTGAGCACATTGGGGGAATTAATAAATGCAGTTGAAACGTGGTTTAATGCTAAAACTAAGGTGTTAAATGGAGTAGTACAAATTGAACGTAGGGATTATTGGAAGAACATAACTACTAACACCACTTTACCAGCTTTAAATTTGCAATCCGATAGGCAAAATGAGTATAGATTTAACACAGAGGAAGCTTGGAAGCGTACTTATATACACTATCAAGTTGACTATGCCGATACTCACACTTTAGACAAATTTGACCCTACGGATGCTGAATATAGCACCGAGCCTTTGAATGTAATTAATGAAGATTTGGTAAGTATTCGAGGTTTCAACGATGTTAATATTCCATTTGCTTTGGGTGTAAGAAAGGATGAACTAAGTTATATCGAAATATTTGGGCGTACATTTTTGCAATTAGCCGATAGCATAATAGGGCTATTTGGAGTAGATTTAAATTTTACTTCACTAATTACAGACCGCCTTGGTGTTACGCAAATTAGCAGCCAATTTTTTGGGGTTACTAAAGTTTTGTATGCCGTTAATGGAAGACAACCGAGCAACTACGTAGATAAGATAAAAGCTAGTAATATTTATAATCTTTATCACAAGATAAATGAAATTAATGTAAATGGCTACAAGGTGTATAATGATGCGCCAATGCGATTAAATCCACAGGAATTTATATCTTTGCTAGATAATAATTTTGCTTATATTAATGGTGCTTTATGCGAGATTTTGACCGTACGTTTTACGGATGAACAAAGCCAAGCGGTTATAAGCTACCGAGAGCCGTTTAATTATGCTGAGGGTAAAGTTGAAATATTAACTATAAATGATTAATTATGGGAATTGAAGAAATAGCAAAAAACTTGCAGAATTTAAGCGCGAATGTGGAGCAATTAGTAAAGCTACAGAATGAAGCTTATAGCAAGTTAGCACCCGAGGTTTACGAAAAAGTAAAGCAACATCAAATTGATATTAACGAAATGATGCGAGAGGTTAAGAGTGGGAATTTTTTAGGAATTAATAAATTTGCGGAAAAATATGCCGATATTAATAGAAAATAATAACTATACTAATCCGTATGGTTATAGTGGTGCTACCTATGTAAGTAATGCAGGAGACACAAGCATTTTAACACTTACAGTAGCTGAATTAATCCGAGTTACAACACAGGGTAATCCGTTTAGTTTTGACCCTATTTTAAACATTTTGAGCAGTCCGACAGTTAGTTGGATTGGCGAGGGTATAAGAGTGGGCGACATTGTACGAATTAGAAAATACACGAGTGCTGGGGTGTTAAGCGCAACACATCACGCGAATGTAACAAGCGTAACAGCTACTAATTTAAATCTTGATACGTGGTCGGCTGGGTTGTTTTACGATATTTCGGCGAACGAAATAATGGAAGTTGTACCAGTTGTAAGCGTTGGAGGTGTGCCACGTAAGAGGTCGGATTTGTTGATTGAATTTAATCATGCTTTAAATAATCAAAGTGGTAGTTCTGCAAGTTTAATCGACGGAGAAAAGTCGCAAATATTTTTTGGACAGGTAAACGATTTAATTGTTAGCGGTGCACAAGGTGGGTTCTTAATCGGTAATCAATCAGGGCAATTCTTAGACAATGCTGAAATTGAATATTTGGGCACTAATGCGGACGGTTTTCATCAATACGAAATAAGTATTGAGTTTGCAAATAGTGGGGTTTTCAATCAAGAATGGTTTGCAATATCGGATTGTTTGAAAGTGTTTGTTCGAGGACTTTGGGCAAGTAAGGATAACGAGGTGTTTAACCGCGCCGAATTTGTATTGGATGAAAGCGCTAATACAGGTTGGTTTAACGAAGCAAATAATATAAGTATTGCAACTGGTGGAAGTGTAGTTTTACCAATTAGCGAACTAAAATTTAATACGGTAAACACCGTATCTTTTGAGGTGGATTTAAACGGTACGGATGTGGACGATTTGGCAATAGGAGGGGTTTATATTTCTACGGATGATAGCTATTACAAGAATAAACCTACAAGCCAAAGTAAATTAAGTTACTTGTTACCAACTACGGTTATATCCGTAGGTAATACATACACATCATTTGCGAACAATGGTGCTGAATGGGAGGTTCTTGTTTTCGATATTGATGTTGTTTCGGATGTTGCAACGATAACGCTAGAGGTTACGTTTAATAGTGATTTTCAAATGTTCATTGACGCAAGGGATGAAGACCGATTATTTTATATTTGGGCGAAAGTTGGTAACACTAATCATTTAGTATTTTCGGAGCAATTAAGCGAAGAAATGCCAACAGGGGGCGTGTTGACAATGAACAGTGATTTTGGTTATTTAGACCATTCCCAAAATGTAACAAGTGTATCAGGCGACTTAACAGGTTTTGAAGCCGACATTGAAGACGATTTGGCTTATTATGGCACGTTTAATTTAGAGAAATTTAAAACAACCTACGAAAATATAAACGTACGTATAGAAGCTTATAACACTACTACAGATGAACGTTTTACACTGCAACAGGCAAACTTTAGCTTTGCAAGTGCAATTTATCAAAGTAGTACGGGAAAATACTTACTTAACCAAACTCAAAATATAAATAATGAGTTGTTAAATACCAGCGAAAAAAGAAAAGCAGTTGTACAATTAACAGGTGTTGAAGACAGCGAAAGTTACGAGGTATCCGTTTACTATCCGTTTTTGATTAATTGGAAATACTGGCAAAGTTTAACTGGTGTAAATACTGATTTTGCACCTGATTTTAACAATGATTGGTTTCCGTATGCAAATACAGGAGCGTGGGAGGTAATGGCAACAATCGTTTTAACTGACAACGGTTTGAATTTCGAACATTCCAATACTTTAGCAATAAATAATTACGATGCGAATGATGATGTTGATACTACTATTGTTTTACGTAAAGCATCCGATAATAGTATAGTTACATTTATTCCAAAAAACGAGCCTTTAATAATTGAAACTACTCACGTTTTGAACTCAGGAGTTTGGGATTTGCAAAAGATTTGGGGACAAATTACGGTAGAGCCTTTTGAAAATTCGCCGAGGTGGATGTTATCTTCAATTATTGATTTTGATAATAATATAAATAATCCTTTGCGTACAATCTCTGGTTTACTTTTAGATTTTGATTTAATTTCTACAAATATTATAAAATTTTCTTGTAACTTTGATACTAGTAAATTATCTACGGTAAAAAACGTAAAAATAACTTCTAAAATAAAGCAAGGAGATGATGATATAGTGATTGTAAGTAAGGAAACAACTGATAATATAGATAAAGAAACAACAGATAACGAACTAAAAATATTAAGTTAAATGGCTGGAATTAAAATACATCAATACCCATTAGAGCGCACAAGTATAGGCGATGAAGATTATTACGACATTGACTACTGGACTGGCTCAGGTTATCAATCTGCAAAAATTAAGGGTAGTACGTTAAAAAACGTATTGGGCGCAAATTACATTAATATTACAACGTATATTTCAGGTTATGAATTAACGGATAAAGATGCGGGTAAATTAATCACAAATTCTAATGCTAATGTTAGGACATTAGTAATTCCCAGCGGTTTAGCTTTACCTAACAATATGATTACTGTCAAGGGTAGGATAGGAATACAACCCGAAACAGGTGTAAATATTACTTTGCCTGACGGCTCAATAATTACAGAGCCTACACAATTTACCTGTGAAGCTGATGAGGTTTATATTTTGCACAAATCTTCATTTAGTGGCGATAATTACATATTAGTTTCCGTTAAAAAGTCCGAAAATATAGGTACAAATGACTTAATTATTTCTGATACTATTCGAGAATTGCAAGTCGCTGAAAATGGAACATTCCAAATTGTCACAAATGATGCTAATAACTCCGCTAGTTTTACAGTAGGAGAAAACAGCAATGAAAGGTTTGAGAATATAGAATTAAATTCCCAAACATTTGACCAGAGTACTGCTATTTTTGATGCTGAAAATAATGGTATAGGTGTAATTACAAGAATTAATCCTAATGAGTTTGAAGTTTTAAGTCTTTCGGATATT